CATTGGTAAGCAAGATAGTATTGGTGCTATCAGCAGCCGCTTCAAAACCACCAACAATACCAGCTGGAATACTGCCATTAGCTGTAATACGAATATATACAGCACCTCCAACAGTAGGTGTGCCTACGTTAACATTGGCTGTAATAGATCCACGCTCTAAAATGTCACAAGGCTCCGAAGCAGTATAAACCGCATTGGCCTGCGTTAAATACGAGATCGCACTCTTAACACGTCTCATTGCAATACCCGCGAATGATACAGCTGTACCAGTTGCACCGAATTTTGTCACAGTGCCATCGGTATTAATAACAACAGGATCACCAAAGGCAATATCTGCACTTGCTGAATTTACTGGACGTGTGCGGGATACCTCATCGCCTGTTCTGGACAAAGTACCTGGATAACCATAATTAAATTGAATACCTATTACTTTACCTGGCATATCTTATTTACCCCCTTGTTTTAAATGTGGATTACGACTGGCGCAATTCTTGCCAAATTCAGTTTGATCGGCAGGCGCTGCGGTATCTTTGGATTGTTTCACCTTAGTCATGGCCTTATAAGCATCTAACTTTGGTTTCACTGATGACTTAGGCATTTGGTCACGCATGGTCTTAGCTAGTGCGTCAGATGCTCTCTTGCGCTCAGCAGGATCTTTCATGCTAGCAATGATTGGTTTCATGGCCTTGATCGATGCAAGCAAACCAGCATTGCTGTCAGCGGTCTTTTCTTTTTCTTCTTCAGGATCTTCGTCATTCATGGATTCAGCGGGGACAGTAACGGATTCTTCTGTATCCTCATCCTTAGCCTCGCCCTTCAGTTCTTCTTCCAGGGCATCCAGTGCATCAGGCTCAGGCTTAGCATCTTGCTGAGTAGTTTCTTTAGCTTCCAAAGCTTCAAGGCGAGTGACGATGGCTTTCAATGCAGTGAGCATTTCATCAGGCTCAGCATCCTTTGTAACTTTTTTATCCTCGTTCTGCATCATCGCGTGAGCAGCTGCTATTTCTTCGGGCTCTGCATCGATGGAAAAAACCTTGAGCATTTTGCCCCATAGAGTTTGTTTATCTAATTTTGGCATTTTCTTCTCTCCTTTTATGTTTGAATCTTTTATTTTTACTCGCGGTCCGGCTCTCCCATTATCTACAACAGCAATATGATTACCGCGGATCTGTTGTTGCTCATAGTCATTACCGACCTGCACATATACGCAATCATACCCGCAAGATATTTCTTTCTTGCCAGCATCGATCAACGATATGAGGTTAGGATCATAAACAATAAGATCAGCCAATAATAAATCTGATTCCTCCCCATTTCCTCGCCTTACGTTGCTAGACACACCGCGAAGATAAGAGGCAATATTATCAGGGCGTACATCTTCTGTAGGATGATTATTGGTAATCGGCTTACCTTCAAAAGATGCAATAGTCGCAATACTGAATACTTCTTCATCAGTCCTATTAACTGTTACTCTGTCAGCATCTACGCCAATTTCCCTACCTAGATACTCCTGTGTTCCCGTACGAGCGATAGGAACATTATGCAGGATCAAGTATCCTTCAGGTGTTTTGGTTTGATTGGGGCTTATCCTAGACCCGTAATATGCTTTTGCTATTTTTCTCACCTCCTCCCGGGCATAAAGAAAACGACTAAGTTAATAGTCGTTTACATCACCTTTTCAAACTGCTTCCTATTCATTACCACAATCTCACCGCCATAATAAACCTTATGAGGCCAACTAAGATATTCAACCTCAATCAATGGCTCGGCATAACACCTACAGTTCCATATTTCCCCTGCATGGTAATGGCCGACAGAACGCAAATTATCCAATCTCTCAGGTGATGGTGGACTACTCCAAGGCACTAATACATGACTCATAACATTATGTGACGATCTCACCCGGGCATCATTTGACGTGCGCCACACATACCACTTAATGCCGATGTCCTCACTCCGCGCCCTGGTGAGTGCAGTTGATGTTTTAGATACTTCAGTTCGAGCAATCAGCGCAGCTCTAGCCTTAGAACTGCCGGGAAACATCAATTGTATTTCCTCGGCAATTGTACTGGCCCGCTTACCTGCTAACGATCGCTCTTTAATATGGTTCGTGACATGCTTAGAAACATCAAGAGGTAGCGTACTTATTAATCTAGCGTTACGCTCTATCTGCTGTTGCAAAATCACACCAGTGCGGCCTGAAAGGTTTTTATTTAACATCTCATAAATCATTTTACCTTGCATATTAGCCCTTGAAGCTTCACGCCAAGTGCGACCATTATCAGCAAATAAACCTGTAACCATTTTCATAGCCGCTTTACGAGCATACAATTTAAATTCCTTGCTATTAACTGCGTCCTTAATATAGCGGTCAATTTTAAAAGGATCTGTAAGAAATCTAATACCACGCCAAATAATATTCATCAAACGTGTTATTGCTTTTTTAAAAGCTTCTTCAATCCTGCGTTTCGGCTCCCATAGGTTCATCATAATCACCACCTGAAGGCAACATCTCGCCTATGTTTGTAGTATCATCAGCTTTATCAATATCATCATTAGTTATATTAGAGAATAGGCCTGTTATTTCTGATTGTTGGCGTAGCTCCTTCAATGCCGTTTTCTGGCTTATTAAGCCGCTTAAAAATACGGTATTGATAGCAGTCGTTGATTTATCTGCTAGCTCTGACATTTCTTTATTGTCAGCAGTCTTAATCGGGTTGAACTTATAATCTAGATCATCGGGTATCTGTCCCCATTCTGACATAACCATTACCGGCAATAATTTATCCAATACCGGCATGAGTGCAAATAATTGATTTTCTTCAACAGTATCATAGTAGTTCTGCATATCACTTTCACCTGTTGCATTCATACCTGCTGGACTACGACCAAATAGCTTAGTGATTGGAATACCACTAGCACCGCTTACATCCATCATAAAGGATTGATAGATATCATTAAGTCCAGCAAAGGTATATTGCACTGATGTAAATTCATCTTTAATACCAAGCATCTGGACACCCATATTTGATGCTAACCAATTCTGCATCTGTACGGTATTATACATATCCTCCTGAGCTTGCGGATTCATGGCGGCAATTTGTTCCATACCTTCGGTCTTTAAGATTCTAAGATTAGCCAAGAATACTAATTGAGCAATATTCCAAGAGGTGTTATCTCTTTTCTTTATATCATCAAAAACAATCTCAACCTCGCTGGCTCCCCAATACATTTCTGCTTGGCGTTCCCAGTGTGGCAGATCGCGTCCAATAAACCTTAGTAGGCGACTATGATGTACAAAATAACTAGAAGCATCAGTAACAATTCGATATGTTTCAGGCAATCCAAACTCAGGATCATTAATATCATCGATCAGTTTAGGTTCGGGATATATGCCGGACCATCGGTCAAGTATTAATAAGCCCTTGTAACTACCGGGCATAATGTCATCATAATCAAGTGGTTCATTTAATAGATCTTGGTGACCATCGATTAGGATAATAGCAGCAGCTCCGCCGTAAAGCCTGCCCCATTTTAAACCTTCAAGGACTTTCGCTTGGGTTTTGGTTTTGCGCTCCAACTTCTGTAATCGTTCTAATAGATCCGGCGCGACTTGGCTAGTCACTGTGTACCAGTTTTTAACCATATCCTGTGGGATAGTATCTATAATGCGCCGTACGATCCAATGAGAGCGGTACAAACTGTTCATGAGTTGATAATTACGTGATAGGCGCGTCATTGGGTATTCGGTACCCTCTAAAATATTAGGTGTACCAAATCCAATACGTGCTGCAGTATTCTGGAATGCGTCATTAGTAGCCCTTGGATTAGGCTTTTTATCTACTATTTTCTTTTTGTTTTTCCTCAACTTGCCAACCTCCTTGGGCTATTTTTATTAACTGGCTAATCTCCGCGCTGAAACCATTGTTTTTACGATATAACGCAAAACATCAGGGCCATCATCATTCACCTTAACAGGCTTTTCCTTAGCGCCCTTCTGTATGGCTTTATCATCCCATACATAGGAGAGCAGCTGCATGATTGTGTTACGGCAGTTATGCTTGTGGATCCTGATCCTCCGTGAGTGAAGCATAGTAGATACCGCCCTTATGCCCTCGACAACCTCATTGTCAGCATTAATCATGTCGTCGGTCACTTTAGTACGTATACCGCGATTCCGCAGCTCGATCTTAAAACTATTAGCAGAGGGATCGATTACAACATTATCAACTTGCTTATGATCGTTGTCGCTGATAAACTCCATGAAGTCATCACCATACTGCTTATTGTCTTTTTCGACTCCGCTTTTCTTGCCTTCATAGAAGTATTCTCTGCGGATCCATAGCGTTACACCGTCATCGTAACAGTCCAGATATACCATAGCATGGACAGTCCCGTAATCGACTCCTATGTAACGCCTGTTGGTTTGCCTATTAAAGAAACCGATAGGCACATCATCATCATCAAATTCGTTATCAGGTGACCAGGCATCTTTATATATTGCGCCCTGGGCCATAACCCAAAGACCAAGAATAAAGCGCTGAAAGAATACGCCCACATACATGGACTTGTATCTATTTTTTACTTTATCACTGAGAGACGGGTTATCGTCCATGGTAAAGTGCATATGGAGCATCATTTTTTGACTGGCTTTAAGTATCCAGTCTTGATTGAACCAATGCATAGGAGCATCAGGATTACAGTTAAACCAGAACTTAGCACCTTCCACACTACAACGTCCAGTGCCCTGATTAACGAATGACTGGGGCATGAGAGCCACTTCATCAAATAGTATGCCTGCAAGGGTTATTCCTTGAATTAAGTTTTGACTGCCTTCATCCTTACCACCGAATATATAAAAGTAATTACTCTTACTTTTTTTACTGATCGTAATTACGTGGATAGGTGTTTTAACCTCTTGCACGCGGTAACCACGAAAATACAATACAGGCTTAAGCCACATCCACACGTTACGTTGAAACGATCCTACTGTTTTACCACACATGCCGAAGTTCTGGCCGTCAAAAGTATCCATGGCCCAAAATATAAAAGAAAGAGCCATACACACCGTTTTACCAGCCCGAATAGCTCCGTCACATATGATTCCGTTAAAATCTTTATAAGGGCTGCCATCCATCCACCAGGTGAATACTTTCTTTTGTTTGAGCGAGAAGGCCTTGAAGAATATCGTTACTTTAGCAATAAATTGCATTGCGCGCCTAATCATCTAGATTACCTTCATCTGCCCATATGTCTTTAACGCTGCCTTTCATAGCGTCTATAAATCCATCATCCGGCAAGTCAGCAGGATCTGATGGATCGACCTTAGCTTTTTCTAATTCAAGCCGTTGGCGCTCATGCTCTGTCATTAACCCTTCGGCTAAGCGCTGGCCCTTCTGTAACATTTCAAGAGATCGTACCATATCAGATAAAGACTTAGTGTCAGCCACTTCAAGCTCTTTAGATACAATTTTTTCACTTTCGACTTTACCCTCATAATACTCTTTCTCCTTATACACATGTTGCTTGTAATGCTTCTCTTTAAAATATTCTTCAATGGCATCCGTAGCTAAATCAGAAATACTTAAAATCCGGGCATTACGATCTGATATTTTCTCAGCAATTTTCAAGACAGTTTTTTGTCTTGTCTTTGTAATAATTTTGTCTTGTGTCTCCTGTTTAGCCTTAACCCAGTTTTCACGCTTAGCGACGCACTGCAGAGTATTAAAGCTAACGCTATATTTTTCAGCCAGCTTACGGTAAGAAGTATTATTTGATTCATAGTCTAATCTTATTTTTATCCAATCAACATTGGCCAACCACCTCACCCACTATCTTATTTTAATTTGATACCCACTTGCCACCACGTTTATATCCTTTCGGATTACTGGCCTGCATGAGTTCCTTATAGTTATCTTCATCCGGTCTACGCCTAAACGTAATACACAACCTATCAATATAGTGAACATCAGTAGCACCGCACAGCAGTTTATGTTCGTCATTGTATCGACATTTAGTATTATTGCAATGCAGTAACATATATGGCATATGTGGTGTACCTCCTATTTTTAGACATAAAGAAAGACACTTACAGTTATTGCAAGTGTCTTTTTTGTTATTAAACTCCGTTCAGGGTCACGAGTACATTTTTATGATAATGCTTTTTTGTCAAATTGTCAATAAAATCTAGGAGAATCTAATTCAAAATTCAGTCTTGAAGTTGTCTTTTTCTTCATTTTATCTACACCTGATTTACCTACTGCGTCACCGCCGCCAACAACATGAGTCCCTGGTTGAAAGCTCCTTGATATATGCTGTTGCTGTTGTTGCCAATTACGGATAAAAGTATCATCACCATCATCGGTTACATGGAGCTCAGCCCCACATTCAATGCACTTAAAATAATAATCTTTTAATTGCATTGCTATCGTTTCACCGTTTATAGCACATATACCACAATTTATTTGTTTAGCCATTCTTGCACCTCTCTATCCTTGCTTTAACTGCTTCTAGTAAAGCATTCTGTCCTACTGCTTTATTTTCGATCGCTCGCATTACGTTCTCGTCTATTGATCCTTCAGTTACAATGTGATGAATGATAACCCCTTGTTTTTGCCCCTGTCGATGTAACCTAGCATTTGCCTGTTGATACAGCTCTAGGCTCCAAGTAAGGCCGAACCATACTATCACATTGCCACCAGCTTGTAAGTTTAGCCCGTGTCCTGCTGATGCTGGATGCGCTAACATCACGGCTACTTTTCCGCTATTCCAATCTTTAATATCTTCTGCGGTTTTCAACTCTCGCACCTGGTACTTTTTCAAGTAAGATTGTATTCGGGATAAATCGTGCTTATAGCTATAAAAGACTAATACCGGCTTTCCGTTTGCGGATTCGATTATATCTGATAACGCTTCAAGTTTTCCCTGATGGATTTCAGATGCTAGTCCATTTTCATCATACACAGAGCCATTCGCCATCTGTAAAAGCTTATTGGATAAGACGGCTGCTGTATTGGCTACTACATCGCTATCAGTTAAAGGTAACAGTAAATCCTTTTCAAGCTGTTTATATTTTGCTAAAGCAGCATTAGGCAGTTTTACTTTGATCACATTAATTATTCTCTCTGGTACGTTTAACCAATCTTTAGCTAGCATACTCACGCAGATATCAGATATCTTTTTATGAATTGCTTCTTCTGCACCGTCTTTCAGCTTGTAGCTAAATACAATCTGCTGATTCCGTTTATCCGGTGAGAAATACCTTTCCCTATATCCTGTTACTGTTGTACCTAATCTTTCGCCTCGATCTAGTAAAAATAATTGGGGCCATAAATCAAGTAATCCGTTCGGGCTAGGTGTACCAGTAAGTCCTACTACTCTTTTAATTAAACCTCTTACTTTTTTCAGCATCTTAAACCGCCTAGCAGATGGGGATTTAAAACTTGATAGCTCATCGATGACTACCATGTCGAATGGCCACTTCTTACCATACAGCTCAACAAGCCATTCGACATTCTCCCGATTGATGATGAATATATTAACCTTTTGACGCAGTGCTGCTAATCGATCTTTTTCTTTGCCCAGCACCTTTGCAATTTTTAAATCCTTCAGGTGTTCCCATTTTTCTATTTCATCCGTCCAGGTGCTTTCTGCTACTCTTAGTGGTGCTATGATTAAAACCTTACTGACTTCAAAATAGTTATACAGCAATTCGTCTAAGGCTGTTAAGGTGCTGATTGTTTTGCCCATGCCCATGTCGAGGAACAGTCCGCATTCAGGAAGATCAATTATTTTTTGTATCGCATAATCTTGATACTGATGTGGTTCGAATATCATCCAAACACCTCTTTCACAAGATCATCGATATCTTGCTTTGAATCAATGCACCTCACATCATGGCCCAATGCCTTTAACTCATTTGCTCGTTTCACTTGCAGAGGTTTTAGTTTCTCGCCGGTATCTTTCATCTCGACAAATATTATTCCCCCTGGCGGGTAAAGCAGAAGTCGATCAGGCACACCGGACATTCCTGGTGATATGAATTTAAGTAATTTCCCACCTTGTTTTTCTACCTTGATTCTTAATCTTTTTTCTAGGGTTTTCTCACTCATGTTCAAGCAGCAGTACCACTATTGCATCTTTTATTTGGCCACTCATTCTGGTGTTAAATCCGTAATTTTTAGCTAAATAATTTCTAAACGATGGTCCTTCTAAACTATTCCAAAAGTGTTTTACGGCTTCGCATTTACTAACTTTTTTTCTTCTAGGTGTTTCCAGTAATGCGGGATTTATTTTTTTAACTTTCTCTAACAGAAAAGAATCATTCTTTATTATATTTACAAAATCCATTCTAAAAATCTCCTTTAACCTTTTTTATTGACACGACACACACAGGCACTCCTATATAGTTCTCTCGACATAGGGTTTATAGAGTTTATAGGGGCTAATAAGCTGTTTGTACTCTATAAACCCTATAAACCCCTACTTTGTAATACTTTATATGGACTTTTATATAAATAACTAAGATTATCAAGAATCAATAGTAATAAAGGTAGATAGAATAAGGGTTGAAGGCCGACACACCCGCTGACACACCCCCCCTTATTTTCGGTGTGTCAGATGTGTCAGAGTTTTATGCCGACACAAACACTGGTGTGTCAATTTTAAGGCCTTAATCAGCTTCACGTAACCACCCTCTGGACCTGCCATAATTCTTAAAATGTAAAGCATTCTTGGCCTTTTTCCACCCTGTTTGCTTTAACATGGCGTTACGAATACCATCCATCTTTTGAACCGTAAGATCTATTGCTTTACCACCTAGACACTCTTCCCATATCTCACCCATACACACCTTATCCCTGATCAAGGTACCAACCAATATAGGATCTAAGGGATCATCCCCCATTAACAAGTTTCTTCGTTCGTAGGTACCAAGGCCTTCCCAGTTCTCAGGTAACTTCGTATTTAAATACTTTGCTATTTCCGCTACCCAAGGCACTTCCACTTCTCTTTTCTCTTGTTCTTCACGGGCTACCGCTTCTAGGTCATCAGGTAAAAATAATTCTTCGCCTTGTTCAAAATAGTATTTAGCTTCTGCCCATACCTGATCGCGCTCTTTCGGCAAATCAACATTTACATCCTTTTCTTTATCGGTTTTTATCCCGGTTTCCGCAGGCCAGAAACGCCTATTACCTGTTCCATCCCTAAGAAAGGTATCATTATTTGTGCTACCAAAGAAAACGCAGCTCCTTTTAAACTCCTGTGGATGTTTTGCGTAAGGGACACGCACTGTATCAGATTGTTTAGATAGCGCTAGTTTTACTTCTTCAACTTCAGCTTTCTTTAAACTCGCCAGCTCTCCCAGCTCATTAATCCAAAAACCTTTTATACTTTCATACATTTTTTGCGTGTCAGCTGTGATCTTAGCCCCATCACTATAATATTTCCCACCTAGAATCCTTAGAAAAGTACTTTTCCCGCGCCCCTGTGGCCCTATAAGCACTAAACAGTAATCCATTTTACAACCTGGCTGGTATACTCTCTTCACAGCAGCCACTAACATCTTGCGCATTGTCGCCCTGGTATACGCTGAGTCCTCTACGCTTAAGTAGTCTGTCAGCAGTGTATCGATTCGAGGTATTCCGTCCCAAACTAAGGTATCAAGATAATCACGTATTGGATGGAATTTGTTATAGAGCAAGGTTTCAGCAAAAGAGTCGCAAATCACTCTAGGTTTATCAATTCTGTAAACAGTACTAATGTAATTACGCAATGAAGATTCATCGTCGTCATCCCAAGAACCGTTGCATTCATCACGCCAAGGCAGTTTATCAACACGAACAATCTTATTTACAAACTTATCCTTCTTGATCGAGTCTTTTAAGTTAGGATCATTTTGCAGTATCAATAATACGTTTTTTGGTGATGGCGCATAACTGCCCATATTAGTGATTTCCATCTTTTTGAGCCAATTTAAATCATCACCATCTTGGAAATCAAACCCTGCCTCTTCTAACTTATCTCTACCAATTGCCTGCTTTACATTCTCATCATTGGAACAAAAACTAAGCATTTCTTTATAAGACGGCATTTTTATTACTGGTGTACCTGGCTCGGCTCCATCATCCATTTCACCAAACTTGTGCAGCCGGTATAAGTCAAACGCATTGACCAGCTTCCCGCTGATGGGATCCGTGCCATGGTGACTGAAAGCGAATTTATCTTCATATAAT